TGTTGGCCAGTTACGCCGAGGTGACCAAGCTGCAGTCCAACTACGCTCGAGGTCTACGCCCGCACATAGCTGACGACGGACGCATACACTGCTACCTGAACGTGACGGGCGCAGGGACGGGACGTTGGACTTGCTCCAAGCCTAACATGCAGACTTTGCCTTCGCGTAAGCAGTACTCGAAGATGGCCAAGATGCTGTACGTTGCGCCTACCGGGTACAAACTGGTGGCGCACGACTTCAGCACGTTGGAGGTTCGCGTCGCGGCCCACAGGTCCGGCGACAAAGTCATGTTGGAGTTGCTCAATACCAAGGACTCCAGAGGCAACTACCTCGACTTTCACCTGGAAACAGCCAAGGGTATATCCCCGCTAGTCTGGGGAAACTCGTTGCAGGACTGTGGCTTTGGCTACACGTTCGATAGTTTGCGGCGCGAACTTGGTAGCGAGGAGGCAGCACAGGCAGACCTTCGCTGGAAGGTTTTGGCTGACGAGATATCACGGCGCCGTAGCGTGGCCAAGCAGATTAACTTCTCGCTGATCTACGGCCAGGGCACCGACACGCTTGCTGAGAGTATAGGCTGCTCTACGGATGAGGCTGAGAGAGCCAAGGAGGCTATCCTGGGCAGGTTCAAGCAATTTCGAGACTGGATGGCGGCACAGGTGCGCGCGGCTCACAAGGACGGCGGTGTGTGGGCCATGTGGCACGACAGGCGGTCACGGTTCCGCCACTTGCCTGACGTGGGCTACAGCGACAGGGTGCGCCAGGGCCACGGGGAGCGCTGCGCTTTCAACGCGCCTGTCCAAGGGGAGGGGTCCGACTTCAACACGACCGCGCTGATCGAGATCGATAGGTGGCTAAAGGAGTCTGACTTCGACGCGCAACTAGTCCTGGCCGTGCATGACTCTAACTTGGCCGAGGTTAGGGAGGACCTGGTAGAGGAGTACTCCAGGAATGTGTCGAGAATCATGTCCGACCATCCCGGCTATAGCGTGCCCATTCTGGCCGATGCCGACGCAGGAAGCGCATACGGCGCTATGGAGAAGTTGGTGCTGGCGGCATAAGTAAGCTGGAGAAGTACGTCAGGAACAGGAGACGTCAACCATGAGGAACCGGTGGCCAAAAGAAATGCCATATTACGGGCCCAGCAACTTCGCGCATGAAGGCTGGTGTGTCGCAAATGAAGGCTGGTGTGTCGCAACTGACGGGGGCGTTGTCGCCCGGGTACCACCAAAAGACCTTGAGGCGAAAGGCTGCGGCTCTACGTGTTGCTTGGTCGGAGCGGTGCGCCACGCGTTTGGGTTGCCTGCCTATCCCGGTAGCGGAGGACCACTGCCAGAGCAAGGCAAGAAGTTTCTGCGGAAGGTGTGCGAGAACCTGGGCCGGCCAATTCCGGAGGACACTTTTGACGTTGAGTTTGCGGCCTCGGACGCCTTTGAGGGCAACGCGCACAATACGGGGACGGTGCCTGATTTTCAACACCTAAGCGAGATCACACCAGCGCAAGCCTCTCGAGCATACCGCAAGGCGCTGCAGCACTTTGGTTATACAGAGGATGCGTAGTATGATCGTATCGTTCGTCGTAGGGCTAGTGACGGTCGCTATACTGCTTTCGCTATTCCTAGGCGTTGGACTAGCGACTTACCACACAGTGTGCGTCGTGGCTGAGTGCGGTTACGCTCAACCTAGCTACGGAGGCATAGTTACAGTAGGCGCCCTGGTTACAGCCGCGGTACTGTTAGTGGCTGTTGCCGTAGGCGCGCTAGGAGAGTTAGTTCTGGCAGCGATCAGAAGTGTGCCCAACAAGGACAGTACGCGTGGCGAAAATACACGGCGAAGAATTTCCTGATCTTTTAGTAGACTCTGTAACTATAGACGACAGCGATCTGACGTCTGAGTACTGCAGGTTGCCTAGTGACATGGCTTACTTTGCGCGGCGCCTGGCCGAGACAGAGGAAACTTTCCTTTGCCGCAAAGCTGAGTTAACCCAAGCGCAGTCGGAGGGCTACGTGGCAGAGGTCAGGCTAGCGGCATCCAACGGCAAGAAGAAGCCCAGCGACGTACTCATACAGGCGTCAGTGGAATGCCTGGAGACAGTGCGCCAGGCTCACTGGGCACTGGCGGATGCAGCGCGAGAGCGCAAGGAACTCCAAGGAATCCTTGACGCTATCTCTGCCAAGAGAGACATGCTAGTGCAACTAGGCGCCGCCCGTCGGCAAGAGATGAAAGCAGGGATAGCGTAAGTAGCCGCTTCCAGTAAGGGTGCAGAGATGACAGACAACTTTTCAGAGTACAGCATTCTAGACAACGTCGACGCCGTCGACGATGCAGCCGCGGCATCAGACGAGGCCACTACTCCTATTCTGAAGCTGAAGAATCCCGGGCACATCTACCGCTATCGACTTCTGCCCCCGAGCCCGGCGTGGGCAGAGTTCTTCAACGCTAAGAAGCTGCGGCCTACGCCGTTCTTCTTCTACTGGAAGCACCTGTACCAGGATCCAGAGACAAGCCGTTGGATCTCGTACGCCTGTCCGCGGCGTAACCCAGGGGCCAAGCGAGACTGCCTTGACTGCGAGCGTGCGTTTGCCCTCTTCGCAACCGGGAAGCCGGCAGACAGGAAAATGGGAAAGCAGGTTTCAGCCAGCCGTAGTGTGGTCTTCTGTGCCATCGACCGGGAGGATGAGGATGCAGGTCCCAAGATCGTGGAGCTGTCCGCTCCGTACACGAACGACCCCGATAAGCTGAAGGATATGCCACTCACTCAGTGGCAGAAGCTCGAGAAGTTGTTCCGTATCTACAGGAAGGACATCGTGGACCCTAGCGAGAAGGGTTGGGACGTCACTACGCTACGCGAGGGTAGCGGCGAGCAGGGTACGTCGTACGATTTTCAGACCGCAGATGCGCCTTGCCCGCTCAGCCTTGACCCAGAACAGGTCAAGGACTGGATCCTTGCGCAGCCGGACTTGCCGCGGCGTATCGCGGTACTATCCGACGACGAGATTCGGCGCAAGCTACGGCTACCCCCCGTCGGCGGGACTGTGTCGCAGGTGGACCCCGGCCGGCAGCTTCCTGCCGGACCCGCGGGTGAGACCGCGGGCGACATCATCGACGCTGAGCTAGCCGGTGATGATGACGACTGGTAGGGCCAGAAAGTTTGTGCCAAAAACGGGCACAGACTCTTGGACTATACTTAGCTTGTGCCAGGACTCCTGCACAGGACACCCAGCCGGCCGGGTGTGAAAGGCCGGTACCTTTACGTATGGCGAAGACCAAGAAAAAAGAGACAGCGTGCACTAGCGTGCTGGACGCGATCAACAAGAAGTACCCCGGCGCTATCTCCGGGGAGACTCGCGCGGTTGACGTGGTGAGCACCGGGTCTGTTAGGCTGGACAAGGCCTTAGGCGTGGGTGGGTGGCCGCGTGGACGCATCTCCGAAGTGTACGGGATCGAGTCCAGCGGCAAGACAACGCTGTGCCTGCATGCCGTAGCGGAGGCGCAGAAGGCGGGTCTACGTTGCGCGTACATAGACGCCGAGCACTCCATGGACACAGCGTACGCCGCGGCTATCGGGGTTGACGTTGACGCGCTGATCCTGAATCAACCAGATTACGGAGAACAGGGCCTCGAGATCTGCGACATGATCGTGCAGTCAGGTGAGTTCGGCCTGGTCGTGGTGGACTCCGTTGCCGCCTTGTCCCCCAAGGCGGAACTAGACGGAGAGGTCGGAGACTCCCACGTTGGCCTCCAGGCGAGAATGATGTCTCAGGCACTTCGGAAGATGACAGCAGCAGCCCACAGGGGTAACTGCGCGATCATATTCATAAATCAGCTTAGAGCAAAAATAGGCGGGATGGGATTTGGGCCAAAAACCACCACCAGCGGAGGTAACGCACTCCGGTATTACGCTTCTGTGCGCGCTGACATCAGGCGTATCGGTAGTGTTAAGAGCGGAGAGACTGTGGTGGCTAACCGCACCCTCGTGAAAGTGGCCAAGAACAAGGTGTCGTCCCCGTATAAGGAGTGTGAGTTCGACATAGCGTTCGGCACCGGCATAGACAAGGCCGGGGAACTTT